CTGAGAGAGAGTATATAACTCTGAATAAGAACCCCATTTTCTTGCGAAACCACTCCTTTCGTCTGTTCCTTCTTCAGCTCTTTCTCCAAATAATTCGGTATAGATTTCAGCAATGCGTTGGTTAAATTGTAAAAAAAAACCATAGCACCTAAAGCTGCATTAAGTGGCATCTGTTTCATTGCCTCACTATGCTTGTGGCTTCCTTCGTATTCTTCTATTATGTATTTGTGTCCTTGCTTTTGTTTAATTGGTCTAAATAATACAGCCATTGCTTTATGCATATTACCCCATTCATTTATATAGCTTGTAACGTCTTTATTTTCTCCATAGGTTATATCATCCAGCTTTGGAATGAAACCATATAAAACATCGTTTATTTTAAACGTAGGGACAAACTCATGTTCTTTATCAAATAGCTTATTAATGTGTTGTGTTAAATAATCTACATCTTTGTCTTTTACCTTACCTAGCTCTTTTGTGTTAATGTTTAAAATACATTTAAGCAAATCATCATTTGTAGGCTCTTCTATAAGTAAGAACTCTTGATAGTCTTTTAACTTAACTTCTTTTAGTGAACTTGGTATAGATACTTCTAATTGCATAAAGTCTTTTTTATTAAACAAAAAAAGGATTACTTTGTATAAAGCAACCCCTTTTTAAGACTAATCAACTAAAAAATTATTTAAATGTATTGTGTAGATATATATATAGTTCTTCTATTTTCTTATGCATTTTTTTATCTTGTTGGTATATTTCTTTTCCTGTTTGTATTTTACCTTCCCTGTGTATTTCTAACATTGCGTCAGGTTTTCCTGTTTTTGTAATTGGTTTAATTATTATCTTAATGTCATTTTTAAAGCACCAGCTTATAGCCTTGCGTGTTGTTCTATGCATTAATAAAAGCAAGGATAAATATAATCCCTAACCATGATGTTAAAGTAACTATCATTACTGCTTCGTATTTCTTTTGTTTATTTGTTTTCATAATTGTTTGTTTTAAAAGGGGTTTTTACACCCCATAATTATTAAAGTTGTTTTTCTGTAACTAATAATAAATTAAAATCTTTACAAGCATTATTTATTTCTTCATATAAATCATATCCATTAGAATTAGCTGATGCAGTAAAAAAAGACCATCCTTGATATTGTTTTTTACACCCTACTTTCTTTTTTAATCTCCAATCTCCAAACATTTTAACAGATATATAAGATGCATCTAAATAACCATTTGAAAGGTTTTTATATTTGTCTCTATGATTATTTTTAATTGTTTCTAATTTGTTTTTTAAATTTTGATAATCTTGAATTTCCATTTTGTTTTGTTTTTAGTTAATTAAAAAATAAAAGGGTTGATTCAGAGGCTTGTTGCTGGATTCCAGTTCGGTTAGGTTGCCTTGACTAGCGTTAAATACCACCCTTTTACTTAAAAATTAAAGACCTAAAAATAAACTCGTTTATGAAAAAACTTATTTAAAGTTAATTGGAGCTGTTTTAATAACCCTTTAATTATACAGCTAATATACAACACATTTACTTATTAACAACTATGTTTATTAAATATTAACATAACTTTAACATTTCTTTAACATTTTAAAAAATGTAATACGCTCCCTTATTAGGATTCTCAAGCTGTGAAGTTAATGCATAACGCATCGCATCAATACAATGGTTAAACGCATCTATTGGCTTGTTAAGTGTTTCGCCTTCTTTATTCTTTAACCAAATATAATTCTGTAGTTCTTTAATTAAGTTATGGCTTCTATTAGTTATATAGATTTCATTTTGGTTAATAAGGTTAATGCCGTAGACAATACTGTCTTTACCTTTTTTAACTGGCAACACCATATGACCATAGCTTGATAGTTCTGCTATACTTTTAGGTTCTGCTGAATCAGCATATATTATATCTTCAACCTGATGTGTCTTTAGTAAGTTACTTATTTGGCTATTAAGTAAACCACGTTGATATATAACCTCATCAAATATATAGGCATTGTTATATTTATAAAGTGCTATTAAACTACTCGGATCATTAGTGTATCCAAAATCCATTCCATGACAAAGTAATCTGGCTTCATTTGGTAAGTCAATTAGTTTCCAGTCTTTAATACAAGCACCTTCTAAACTACCTATTTCACCAAGCCCATATACATTCCACCAGTTACTCCAGTAGGTAGACGTTAATGCTTTGTGTTTAGCTTTTTCAATGTCTTGTACTATTGTTTCTGGTAAGGCTTCGTTATCTAAATAAGTAAGTTTTAAAAAGTCTGCATCTTCATTATCTTGTACTTCTGTATGCGCCCAAAAGGATGAGGTAGGATTAAAGTCAATCCATATGTCTCCGCTTGTTCTTATTGATAATTGGTTGTAAGCTTCAAAGGGTATGTTGTTTGCTTCATTTACATAAAGCGTGTGCCTTCTTGCTCCCCTTAATTTATCAGCTGATTCAATACTAAAAAACTCTATATAACTTCCGTTAGCAAAACTATATTTAAGCATTGACTTATTATATTGCACATCATTATAACGATTAGTCATCATCATAATCTTTAAGAAGTCTTTTAAAGCACCTCTACGCAAATGTGGTATACTTTCACTTACTACGCTTATTTCTAAGCCTGAAGTCCTTAAAGCCCTATCTATAAGTATAGGCAATATTCCAAATGTTTTACCTGCAGATGTACCCCCTTGAATTATCTTCTTACGCTTTTTAAGTTTAAGAAGTTTTTTAATTGCAGTTGTTACTACAAAGTCTGTCATTAAATATCTGTTATATTAAATATAGGCTGTTCGGAGTTTAATGTTATGTCTTTTGTTTCTCTTGGCTTACCAGCATAGTAATGATAAAACATCTGAATGAATTTAAACTCACCCGATTCTATTCCTTTCTTAAGTGCTTCGTATGCTTGTGGCTCTAATGGTGTTAACCTTTCTATAAGTTTAACCTCTTCGGCTTTAGTTTTACGTCCTGCATTAGGATGTCCGCCATTGTTTTTTCTTAAATCCATAATTGAAAAAGATTATTATTAATTTTTTTATATAACAATATAAATGCCTTTTTGTTATTTAAGCCTTTCAACAAGTCTATCAATACGCTTTTCAGCTTCTTGTAATTTTAAGTCTGGTATTTCTTTTATTTTGCTTAATAGTGTTCTATGCTTTATGTCTATGTTTAGGTTCTTTACATAGTTGTATTTTAATTCTAATTGATAGTGTTGTATTTTTAACCTTGCTAATTGTTTATCAGCTGGGATGTATTCCTCTGCTTTTATTATTCTATTGTATATCTCCATGTATTCAGGATTGTACATTTCAAAGGCTGGGAATACGTTTCTTATTGAGTGTAGTACTGTGGCATGGTGTAGGTTTAGAGTTTCTCCTATTTCTTGCAAAGATAAGTTTGTTCTGTCTTTACATATTTTAAAGTATATGGCTCTTCCGTACACGACTTGCCTTGCCCTTGTCTTTCCGCTTATGTTGTAACCTAGTTCGTTTTCAACTAAATTCATTATCTGTGTTGTTGTCATTTATTTTGTTTTTATATATTATTAATTGTAATATTAGTAAAAATTCAATGTACTCTATGGCTAGTTTTATACCAGCGCATTCTAAATACATTTGTTGTGTTTCGTATTCTTTTAAAACTAATTTAAGTTCTGTTATGTTTGTGCCTTTTTCATATTCATATAATGCTAAATTGTAAAATTCAATTACTGTGTCTTTATCTAAATTCATTTAAAACAAACTCCCTTGGTTACTATGTAATATAATAAAAGCATTTCATTTTGTTTTAATTATTATTTAAAATAATTTTGTTTGTTTGCTATTAATATTTTTCCAATTTATTTTTAAGTCGTTTCTTCCGTCTGGCTTTACAATGTGTTTACATATATCATCACCCCAAATTTGAATCATTTTTTTACAAGTGTTTAGTTCTGCCCCCTTAACATCATAAAATATTTCTTTTAACCCTCCATTGTTGCTCCCATTTGCTGGGGCTGAAAAAGCATAGGTTGTCAGCCTACCAGTTTTTAACCCTTTACTAATAACTTGAATACAAAAATCTCTATCTTCTTTCGTCCCTTCAGTATAACGCATATTTTTAGTTAATGTATTATTTATAAATACAACACTATCACAAAACGAATTTAATATAATATCTTTTGTAGCACACCAAGCAAATTGTCTATACTCTAAAGAACCAACAGATATGTTATTATTTATAAAATAATCATTACAATATGTTAACGCTTCTAAAGAATTGTGCCTGATTAATTTTGTTAATTTTCTTTTATATATGTACGATATATCATCATCTATTTGCCAATAATATTTAATATCTTTTTGTTCTGTATATTGTTTAATAAAATTCCTACAATAAATAATCCCTTTATCATCTTCTGGGAGTTGTATAATATTAGAGTGGGGGTAATTAATCCTGTATTTTTTATAATCTTGTGGTTCTACAATTAAAAACAAATTTTTATAATCACCTATAAGGGTTGCAGTTTTACAATTATCGTACCTGTTTTTTGTTGGTATAAATATATAAAAGTTGTCCATATTAAAATAATTTAGTTTGTATATTTATTTTTTCTATACAATATTTATCAGCCATTGTTTTATTTAGTAAAAAACCTTTTTCTGTACCACCCTTTAATGTTTTAAATCCATTATATAATTTTGGTTTATTACCATTGTATATTTGTTGTAATTGTTTAGTGCTAAAAATATAAAAACACTCTTTATCGCCTATAACATAAAGCCAACTTTGATTTTTAAATATACCACTTGCATATGTAGTATAATCATATTCACGCTCAACACTTATAAAAAGGTTGCCAGTATTTTTAAACATTTGGTCATTTTTTATTTCAATGCCTTGCCTGTTTTCGCCTTTGTGTATTTGTTCTTCAAGAGTTGTGTAATGGCTAAGGTTTATGTTTTTTTCCTTAGCAAACCAATCCATAATGAATGATTCGAACTTTAATCCTTTTTTTTGTTTTGTTTCTCTGTTCATAATTTTAAGTATCCTGTTTTGTTTTGTTTTATGTTTTGTAATTCTTTACTTGGTTGGTTACATTTATACATATATTCTCGGTAATATAATACAAAGCTAATGCGTAACCAGTCATCGCTTTTATTTGTTATTTCTGTGTTTCCGTGCCATTTGTGTACGTCAACAAATAGTAAGTCGTTGTTTTGCATATCAATAGCAACTTTATATTCTGGCAAACAAAAATACCCTCCATCATAATTGCCTTGCCTGTATGTGATTAAATTACCAAACCCCTCAGGGAAATCACCACTATCTTTGTGTACTGCTGTTATAAAATTTTTATTTACAGTAACAGTTGTAAAACTTGTGTTCCCTATTACATAATTTCTGTTCGTTCCGTCTGCAATTGCTTTTTGTTTTGCATAATGTTCAGGGCAAAGTTCTTTGTATTTTTTGTCTATGTATTCTACAAATGGAATTCCAGCTGTAAACTCATCAAAGTATTTACGTGCAAAAGCTGTCTTTCTGCAATAATGCACCATTGCACCAGCATCCATGTAACCAACGCTTCCGCTATATACTTTGTTCCCTACAGTAATATTACTTACTGTCCCGTCTTTACGTATTCTCTTATGACTACTGCCTGAAGCTATGCCACGCCCCTCAGTGAGCTCTATGCTTTCTTTAAAACTGTTGTAGCCTAATAGTAGGGTTTCGGTAGGTAAGGCGTTTTTTCTGTACCTAAACAATAAATTACCATACATATCAAAGCCATCACAATCTTCGGTTATTAATGTATCAAAATCATTTTCATTTAAAAACTTACCTTTAAATTTATCAGCTTGGTTAGCTTTAAAATGGTTATTTAATTTAATTGTTTTCATTATCTTTTTTTAATATTAATAATAAGTAATCACTTAAATTGCCTTTTTGTTGTGCTTGTTCTGCATAGTGTTTTTTAATTCCAAGCTTACATAAATTTTTAAACTCTTTTAATTCTTCTTTACTAAAATATAGTATTGTAGTGGTTATTTCTGTGTTATCTATTGCGCTGTTATCTACACCCCAATCATCTTCAAATAGTTTCATTGTGTCCTTAACTTTAAAAGGTTATAACATTGTA